AGAATCTTAAGGTTTTATCATTATTGATAACAATTACTGAATAATAATGGTTATGAGTACTGTTGTGTGCAAGGATGATACTGAAAGGTAGCGAGCATTATCAGTGATGCATAACAGTAAAATATCTCATCAATTACTCTTGGCCAAATCGTTACAAAAGATTGAATAACTGGTAACTCGATAAACCTTTAGGATCATATCTCGATAATTCGCTTAAACGGTGCATTATGGCCATAATCATAGTGATTCCATAACGCTTGATGGAAGGCGTTCCGCTAATTTCGCGGCGAATATACCAAAGGTCTATTGGAGCGGATATAAAACTTAAGTCAAGTCTAACTACTTTATGAAGATTATTTAATCTAGAAATTGCCATTTCTTGGTCTTCATTGTCGCTTCCCCTTGAGTGCCACTTGATCCTTCTTTTTGTTCTAATTACACATTTATCTGTGTATCCATTATCCACTTCAAATGTGTCAGGTAAAGTACGCAGGCTACGTGCATCCGCATAACGCCCATTTATTTCTGCTGAGAACCAAATATAGTTATCGGTGGGATGTTTTCTGTAAACTACATTCCTTATAGGTATAAACAGCTCACGCTGTGATTTATAGGTGTGCCTGTAGGCTCTGTGAATGAAGGGAAGACTTGCTAAAAGATGAGTCAATGTATGTTCAGTATTATTTTCTGGTTCTTCAAGATAACGAGATAACGCAGACATGATTCCTGCATTCTGTAATTTAATTACTTCGTTAGAGAGCGCTCTTTTTGCCGTTGGATCATGTGTGCCTGAAACACCATGGCGTTCTGAGAAATCAACCTTCTTTACGGTAAGCAACGCTTTTACTGCATTCAGGAAGCAATAGTAGCTCGTTAAGGGAGCAGCAAGTGGCGGTAAACTCTTAGAAGCATATGCATAGGTAGCAGCTTGTCTCCAAAAAGGTAGAGCATCCTTACAATTTCTTTTAAGCCACAATTCAGCAAATTGAAATGCATCACGTGTCAGGACACTATCGCTGTCAAAATTTGGTGTTCTAATAGCTTTTCTTAAGTATGCTGCTCTATTGCCAATTCGCAATTCGTTTGCTGGCATATACATAACGTATTGATGCGCAAACAAACTGGATTGCGCGAGCTTGTGCGTACTGCTGGGGGATTGTAGGGGAATCATCGTCTGCGCCGCCCCGCGTTCATCTCATCCAGTGCCTCCCGCAGGCGGATGATGGCGTAACCCTTGCGCCAGCCCCGCTGCTCTTCGTACTCCACCACGCTGTAGCAGGCGCAGCAGATGGCCTCGAGGATGCGCTGGGATTCAAGGTTCACCTTGTCCATGAGCGCACGGTAGTCATGGACGGCTTGCATGCAGCGTTCCGCGCCGAACAAGTCGGGACTGCTGTTCCCAGCATCAGCGGTGGCAACCAGGTCGCGGGCAAGTTTCGGCTGCATCCGCACAAACACCCCATACAGACGGTCAGCAATGCGGTACTGGTCATGGTTGATACCCCGGCAGCGTTTATCGGCAATGTCCTTGGCCTCATCCTCGCAGTACCAGCGGTAGTATTTATCAATAGGACGCTGGTCTTTGAGGCGGTTGGCGTAGCCAAGATCGGTCTTGACCTGCTCGAACGTCACCCGCGCCTGCGTTTTCGGTGTGCCTAGGTCGGCGTAAATCCCATTGGGCAGGATGTGCTTGTTTTTCTTCTTAGCCATGGATGCCTCCATGCTGGGCAATTGCCCAGTGCAAGAGTGCGAGGGCATCAGCCTCGTTATCATCGATAGGATTGTGGCCTAAATCCTGCACAGCCTTGATGACGGTTTCCTTGCTGGCATTGCCTTTGCCAGTGACGAATTGCTTGATGGTACCCACTGGAACGCCTGCGTAGGGAATACTTTGCCCCTCACACCACGCCGTGAGATGGCTCAGAAATCCGCCATAGGTATGGGCGGCATCGACTCCAAGATGGCGGCGAACCTCCTCGAAGTACACGGCCTGCACACCGCCACAAACCTGATGCGTTTCTTCAAGCCAGCGTTCAAAACGTAAATATCTCATGCCGCCACCCTCGAAGCGACGTGGCTTAAAATGCGCCGTACCACTCACAATCTTTCGGCTGCGCAGTGCCCAGCCGGTAGTAGTGCCTAAATCCAATGCCAGAATATTCACGATTGTACCTCCTGTGTTGATGATTGGAAAAACGGATCGCTCCACCCATCACAGGCGTGTGCGTGGCCAGACCCTCTCTGGGTCAAGCCACACACACTATGTGTGGGAGGGACACCCCAAACTGGAATTCGATTGAAAATGATTATTTTTCTTGACGTTAAGGCCAGTTGACCCAGTTTGACGGGCAGTTTGCCGTGGCAAACTGAATTTCGATTTAAGTCGCTGAAAAACAATGATTCCAGTTTGCGGCAGTTTGACAGTTTGCCCTCTAACTGCTTCAGTTTGACGGAGGCGCTCATACCGTCACCTCATCGTGATAAATCCACACATCAGGGTCTTCGATGGGCAAAACCGCACCATCGGACGGGCTTCGATAATGTGTGGGTAGGAAAGGTTTGTAGGGCGTTGTAACTTCGCCGGTATCGGTGTCTATCTGCTCTGTGCCACCGGGTATCTCCATCCCCTCAACGCAGAGAAAACCATTGCGTGAACGTGCCGCTCCATCTTTATTGAACTTGATGAACCCCTTGGATGTCAGAACATCAATACGGTCGCGGATGGCGTGACGACCGCCAAGTCCAGCCTTGTTCTCCCACACCTGTGTAAACAGACTGGCTGTATAGAGATTGCCTTTGCGCCCCTCATCGAAGATAATCTCAAGAATCTGGTCATGTTTGCGCCGCCGTTCCGCATCCAAGCGTTCGCCGTAATGCTTGTTGACTAAGCGTTCGGACTCAACATCGACTTCGCACCACTCGCCGTTAATCTTATCGATATGCTTTACAGGCGGAGTCTCACCATTGCGCAATTCAAAACATAAGCGCCGAATACTTTGCTGCTCGTCCGGTCGGTAAAGCACAATCCCAGAGCTATAAAAACTGCGGATTGCGCCTGCGCCTGAAAGTGCCTGAAATGGGTCTTCTTCCAGCTGCTTTTTCTGAATTTTGCGGATATGATGGGCAAGGATCACGCCCGCCATAGGATTGACCATCTGCCGTAGGCATTCCACGCGCTCCTGCAAAAACTGCAGCATGGCGGTGTTATCGTTTTCGTTAGCGCCCTTGCTGCTGTCGAAGACATTACGTAGCGGGTCAATAACGATAACATCGACTTCGCCTGGCTCAAAAAAACACAGGATTGTATCTCGCAGTTTGCTAACGCCTTGCTCATTTAGTAGGCAGTTGACCTGCGGCGTAATGACGAGATTTTTTCGCACCAGTGGCCAGGCTGTTTCGTCAAAAGACAAGGCGCGCAGGCTCTCACGCAGGTAGTGGTAGCCAATTTCAAGCTGAAAATAGAAAATCTTGAGCGGTCTGGGCGGTGTCATGCCCAGAAATGGCAAGCCTGCCGCCATGTGTGCCATCCAACAGATCAGCAGGTCGCTTTTTCCAACCTTGGGCGCGCCACCAAGCACGCCGAGGCCACCATGCGTCAAAATGCGGGGCGCAATCAGATCGGGCGGAACATCCGATGCATCGTCAAGCAGAGTACCCACATCATAAGCAGCTATGGGTGAGCGCCGCTCAATGGGGATAATCGTTGCGCTGGCGATAAGTGCGTCAATGTCTCTGTACCATCAGTCAGCGCATTCGCCGCATCCCATTTTAAAGGCTTGTCGGGGGGCGGTGTTAACAGCGCGATGCTGCGCACTTTATGATAGGGTAAAACATCAACGACTCTGGCTGCGTATTCTCGGCCAGCCTCATCGTTATCTGGCCAGATGACAATCTGTTTGCCTTGCAATGGTGACCAATCCGTTTTCTCAACCGGCGCATTGGCACCGTTCATGGCGGTGGTAGCGCAGATGCCCCTGGCAATCAGCGCATCGGCGCATTTCTCACCTTCCACCAGCACAACGCGATCGGCGGTGACGATGCCGGGCTGGTTATACAGCGGGCGCGGGTCAGGAGCTTTATGGCGGCGGGCTTTAACATCCCATGGGCGGAACTCTTTGCCATCTCCCGTGTCATAGCGGTACACGCAGGCGATCAGGTTGCCTGACGCATCCCGATAATCCCAACGGGCAGTGGGAGCACCCAGATCCGTTTCACGCTTGCTTTGCATGCGGGAAACGCCGAGCCAATCTGCTATCTGAGCAATAATCTCTAGAAAATCGGTACGGCTATCCAAGCCATGTACGGCTCCCCATAGACTAATAATATCGCCGCCATCGCCCGTGGCAAAATCGTGCCACATCCCAGCTTTCTGGCCAGCAATCTCGACAACCAGGCTATCCCCCTTGTTGCCGTAGATATCGCCAACATAAAATTTGCCATGCCGAAACACCCCTGCGGGCAGCAAATACGCAAGTGCGTGTCTGATTTGTCCCTGAAGGCGCCCTTTGACCTCATCAATGTCAGGCATGGCGGATTGAGGCGAATATTCGTCCTGGGTTTTTGCGCTGTTAAAGTCGAGTCCTGTGTTCACGCCTGATCCCCCCAACAGGTTTTACGGTAAGGGCAGAATCGGCATTCAAAGTGTTCAGGGTCGCTGGTGAAGCGTGCTAAAATCTCTTGATGGTCAGACGCCTTTAAAATCCTGACAGCTCTGTCACTGGCTTTTTGAGCGCGTGTAACATCAAATGGCACCAGCTCGTGATAAATTTCTGCTGTGTCTTTATTGATGGCGGTAAAAAGCGCTGGGTTCTTGGAAATTCCCGGTACGCTAGCTTCCATGTATGCCTGATAGATTGCCACTTGCGCGGCATAGACTGGTTTGGAATCAGCCAAGCCTTTCTTGACGGTGTCTTTCCAAGATTTAGCATTAAGGGATTTGCATTCCCACAGCATAGGGAACGAAAAGCCAAGATCGACTGGCGCATTATTAATAATCCCGTCCACATGCCCCCGGATTCGGCCATTTGCCACTGAGAACCCGAAAGGCTGGCCATCTCGGCGCTTGGTAAAAAGCTCAATTCCCGCGAGGCGCAACCATCCCACCGCCAGATCTTCGAACACATGTCCAGCAGCGAATATCCGTAAGACTTGACCACTGAACGCGTCATCGCACGGGGTATGCAGGAATTCGAACTGCAGCGCCCGGTCACATGCCACACCCAGCCTTGAGGTACCAAGATACTCTCGCTCTTTCTGGTTGGCGCGCTCCCTCTGCAGAGCTTCATCAATGTGTTGGTTCAGCCTCTCGGCAAACGTGGGGCGAAGATTAAAATCCAGCATCAGAAAGACACCTCATCGCTGCCTTCCAACAGTTTTTCCTGATAGGCGGTGACAATCACCTCAATCAGGGTGAGCACCTCAGCACGACTGAGATCTTTGAATGCCCGGTGCATACCAATTTCCGCCACATACTCACCAAGGGGTGTCAGGGCGTGCGCCATGGCGGCTTTTTCGTAATCGGTAGGGTCGATCATGCTGCCACCCTGCCGTTATTGATGGCACTCATAATGGCCTGCCGATTAAACTGCAGGGTCATCATGGCAGACGCCTTGTAGCGTGTAAGGCTGTAGTCATGACGATACGCTGGCGGCAGGTACTGAAGCTGACGCTCGGTTGCTGGCTGATGTAGCCAACTGCGTGTTTTGTGTGCCGTGCTCTCGTTTTCATACAGATTCAGCCAGTCATCGGCGGTGGCAAAGCACACCAGTCGTTCCCCTGATGCCAGCAAGCGCGGTTTTTCCTTATTTTTTGCACCAACGGCATGCCAATCACCGTCTTTCAGGAACACCCCCGCCCAGGCGTTGAATCCAGCAGCAACAAACTGGCGGTCATGATTATCCAAGCCACAACAAAGAAAATTGGAACGCCGCAGCAGGTCAATTTCCGTCATGACAAAGTCGGCGGAAGCCGCTGGTTTGCTACCCGTAGCACTCTCCCAGACGTATCCGCACAAAGGACACTCCCGCACGGCAATCGGCACACTGGCCTCACATTCTGGGCATTCCTTAATAGGCGCATCGCCCTCCGTTACCTGATCTTCAAGGCTGGCTTCCTGTTCAAGAGAGCCGTGAATCAACGATGATGTGCCAAAATCGAGAACGATACAGTCGCGTTTAACGATATCTGGATGCTCAATGGGATCAACGGTACGCAAGCCACGTCCCACCATCTGAATCATGGTGGACTTGAAGGAGCTTGGTCTGAGTAGAATTACACAGCTGGTGGGTGGATAGTCCCAGCCCTCCGTTAATACCGCGACATTGACAATCACCTGAGCATGGCCGTGGGTGAACAGACCAATGGTGTCAGCACGTTCATGTTCTGACATACCGCCGTGCACACAGACGGCATTCACCCCAGCCGCATTAAAGCTGCTTGCAACATCAAAGGCGTGCTGAACGGTCGAGCAAAACACCACGGTTTTGCGGTCACCGGCTTTTTCTTTCCAATGTGCCACCACGGCCTCGTTAATCGGCGAGGTGTTCATGATGGCGGCAACCTCGTTCATATCAAAATCGAGGGCGGTTTTACGCACCTTGCCCAACTGGTCGTTGACACCGACATCCATAACGAAAGTGCGGGGTGGCACCAGATGGCCAGACGCAATCAGTTCCTTGACGGTAATCTGATCCGCCACGTTGGAAAAAATGGGGCGCAATCCCTTTTTGTCGCCCCGGTTTGGGGTGGCGGTCATGCCGAGGAGACGCAGATGCGGATTTAGTTCTTTGGCACGCTCAATAACGCGCACATAGCTGTCCGCTCTGGCATGGTGCGCTTCATCGATAACCAGCATGTCCAGCGGCGGCATGGCATCAAGATTGCGTTCACGGCACAGAGTCTGTACCATCGCAAAGGTGACGTTTCCTGCCCATGACTTGATCGTGGCATTAAAAACGGCGGTGGAAATGCCCGGGTTGACGCGCTGGAATTTACTTTCGTTTTGTTCGGTCAGTTCATCCCGATGCGCCAGAACACAGGCAGTAACAGGCTTTTTCCGATATATCTCACCAATGATGGCGGACAACATAATGGTTTTGCCCGCACCGGTTGGTGCTACCGCTAGGGTATTACCGTGTTCTTCAAGGGCGGCGACCGATTTTTGAACAAGCTCTTTTTATCTTGGTCTGAGTAACATACCGCCCCCTCACTGTGCCCAAGACGGCAGGTTGGTTTTGGGTGCTGCGGCTGTTGGCTGGGCAGGAGAAGTGGCGATGCCGCCCATCAAGCTGGCGTAATCCTTGTGATCAGGTGTTACAGCATAATTAATGGCATTCTTGGTTTCACCGTCCCGATTTTTTTCCAGAGAAATTTTGGCTAGGAATTCAATGCCATCGAGATTCGCCAGACTATGGATGCAGCGGGCTTTTTGAGCCTGTGGAGAGTTGTCTTTGTTACTGATGCCCCGCGCAGAATTCAAAATGCCCTTGATCATGGAGCGTCCCATGTTCGCCCAATTGGGGCCTGATGGGCTGTACAGACCAATATTCGTCCAGATTTTACGGCGGGCGTACTGTCCCTCCAGCACAACGAATTCACAGGAAAGGTAAACCGTTCCCTTCTGGGTATTGTGCGTGGCCATGCCATCTGTCCAGCCTTGGGCTGGGTCGTTATAGCCACCAGGCTTGATGGTTAGGCGTACCCTGGCCAGCGTACCTGAAGGGATGGGGGTAAATTCCTGCTGGGTGTCAGCGGCGTTAAAGTCGTTCCAGCTCATGCTTTCTCTCCTTGTTCTTGGGGTGGCAGGGCATAGGTGAGCTGCGCCGAGCGCGAGGTGGCTGGTCGCTTCAGCTTTTCCATGAGTCTACCAAGGTGGGGTTCTTCGATTTGTTCTAGTCGTCCGGAACGATCTTTGGCTGGGAAACCGTATGCGTTCAGAGTGTGGCAGACGAAGGCGCGGAAAGACTTACCTTCACTGGCGGGAATATCCGCCATGGTAATCACCTGATCGACGATGCCGGGTAATTCGAGGCCGGTCTTTGACCCTTCAATCTGGGGAACAAAATGCCGCCGGTTAAAATCATCGAGCTTTTCGTCAAGAATGCCTACAAACCAGATGTTCTTGCCACGGGTGTGCTGCAGATGCGTCAGCCAACCGATCATCTCTTGGCCTTGCAGGCCATAAGCGCCCCGAGTGTCTGGTTTTCCTGTTTTGTCGCTGAAGGCTTGGGGTTGCCCCTTGCACCATTGGAAACAAAGCCGCCCTGCAACGGTTATTGAGTCGATAAAAACGGTCTCGTAGCGCTCAAGTGCCCGGGCTTTACCGTACTTCTGGCACACGGCTTCAAAATGCGCCTGGCTGTAGACCTGATCATCGCGCAGTGCCGGGTTAGGGCCACCGATAAACACAGCAAAGTCTCGGCACTCCTGCCATGTGCGTGGGCGGATGGTGTCCCCGCGCCATCCTTCAATGGCCAGGTCGCCGGCTTCCAGGTCAAAAAACAGGGTCGTTTCGGCTGGAAGCGTCCACAGAAGAGAGGTTTTGCCGATACCGGAACGTCCGAAAATACAACCTTTAATGCCCTTGTTTTCTTTAAGGCGTTCATCAGCGGAAATGATTGGCAGGGTCATTGGGTGCCTCCCTTACGGGACAGCGCGTCAATGATATTTTCCGAACCCAGCGCGCCATGTTTACGGGCTTCGTTATAAAGTTCCTTAATAGCCATCTCTCTGCGGCGAATGACGCTGCTTTCCTGATCGAGTGCCTGTGCGGCAAAAGCCAGATCATCCAGTGTCGCCTCCGACACAGGCTTGGTGGTTTCCTCAGTAATCGCACCCAGTGCGGGGATGCGAATAAACGCCGGGATATGCTGTGCGTAGAACTGGTCTTTCACCAGCTTTTGCAATGTTGGTTTGAACATCACGACCTCCGTTTGGTTGAAAAGTGCTCTTTGGTCTGGTCTTTGCCGGCTGCCGGGTTCTGACGCCGCCCAAAGAGCAAGGCGGTCGCGGTATTTCCTCAATGATTGCTCAGTCGAGGTGTTGTATTCCCGCGAGAACCCGGCATGTTTTTCATGCCTTCATAGGGTTACTTACCGAGACGCTTCGAAAACCGTCGGCGAGACCGGATGCTGGAGGTAGTCTGTGATGTGTTGGGCGGATAAAGCGGTGCGAAGCTCGTGCATCACTCCATACAAGGTGGCACGGGGTGTGCCGCGCAGGCGGGAGATTTCCGTCAGGTTGAACGTGCGCAGGTCAATCAGGAGGAACACCAGACGCGGCGGCATGGTTTCCACCGCTCGTTCCAGATCGATGCGCAGATCATGTGCTGCTTGGTCTGGCAAGTCGATATCTTGTAATTCATCGTCCTCCCCGTCATTATCCGCGAGCCAGGCATCCAGCGATACAATGGTCTCGCCGTGCCCTCGTTTTTGGCTGCGGGCTTTCTGGATAAGACTGGCGCATTTATGATTGAGAATGCGGTCAATGAACGTTGACCATTGCCCTTTTTCTGGATTAAAATCTTTGATGCGGGCAAAGGCATCGAGCATCAGTTCCTGCTCAAGGTCTTCGATTTCCATGCCGTTGATGGCAGGATGCCGCATAAGACTGCGGGCATGGTATTTAACCTGGGTGATAAGTTGGGCGTTTAGTCCTTCATAACGGTTTAAGCTCTTCATAAATTTCGTCTTTCGATTGATTAACCGCCACGCGGGCGGGACAATCGGAATTGGTGAAAACTCACTGGAGAGCGGCGGAGTGGGGTCTAAAACCAGACGCAAAAATGCAAAACGCCCCGGCTGGCGGGGCTTTTGGGGATGCAATTTTTTTGAAAAAAGTTTGTGGGGGCTGGGTGAAAACTCACCCTGAATGATTTCTTAACTTGAAAACCATAAGGTTATACTTTATGGTTTATTGTTATGGATTATGCTAACCTTACCACGAAAAAGAAGAATCTGGACGGCTTTCGCCCATTGCCAGCGGCACTGGTACGCAATCTGGATGACTGGTTTCGGGTCGAGTTGACCTACACCAGCAACGCTATTGAAGGAAACACACTTACCCGCCGGGAAACGGCGCTGGTGGTGGAAAAAGGCCTAACCGTTGGCGGAAAGTCTTTGATAGAGCATCTGGAAGCCACAAACCACGCCCACGCCCTTGATTGGGTAAAAAGTCAGGTGGAGCGTAAACGTCATCCGTTAAGTGAAAACGATATTCTGCATATTCACAATCTCATTTTGAAAGGCATTGATGATACGCATGCAGGCCATTACCGCAGCGTCCCCGTGCGGATTTCCGGCTCAGCGGTGGTGCTGCCGAATCCCCGAAAGGTGCCAGATCTGATGCGTGATTTTATCACCTGGCTGAATGCGCCCGGTGATCTGCATCCGGCTCAAGTCGCGGCAGAGGCGCATTACCGTCTGGTCACCATTCACCCCTTCGTGGATGGCAATGGCCGCACCGCCCGGTTGCTGATGAATCTGCTATTATTACGTCATGGCTATCCGCCAGCGATTATCCGCAAACGGGATCGCCTAGCGTATATTGGTGCCTTAGAGCAAGCACAGCTCGGCGGCAGCATAGAAGACTACCAGCAACTTATTTTGAAAGCTGTTGATCGTTCCCTGGATATTTACCTGAAAGCCGTACAGGGAGAAACCGCCCTCAGCGGTGATGAAGGAAAACTGCTGAAAATTGGCACTTTAGCCAAAACGGCAAATGAAAGTACCGCCACCATCCGCCACTGGACTAAAGAAGGCTTGCTGGAAGTCGCCGAAGTGACACCCGCCGGGTATCAGCTCTATGCCCAAGATATGGTGGAGCGCGTGCGCCAGATTCATGCCTTCAAAAAACAACGGCTAACGCTGGGTGAAATTAAAGACAAAATTTTGAAAGGGTGAGACAGAAATCAATCATTAAGAGAAACCCATGTTATCTTTGAAAATCCCCACCGAACCCTATTGGATTGATCTCAAACTCGGCGTGCGGGTGCAGGTACGCCCGTTCACCAGCGCGGTGTTTTATGCAGCGCAGGCGGTGGCACGGCAGAAGCTGGGTTCTGACCCAGTTAACGATGCTGCGCTTGAGGAAGGACGCCGCATTGCTGCGTTCACCACGGCACTTGCGAAAGTGGGTATCCTCGCGTGGGACGGCGTGTTGCTGCCCGACTCTGACGAACAAGCCCCTGTGAATGATCAAACCGTGGGTGATCTGATGAGTTTCTGGACGCTGGCCGATGAATTCCGCACGCAGTACACAGGTCTTAAGGAGCTTCTTGACGCTGAAAAAAAGCCCTGTTTGAGCGATGCAAATGGCACTTCGGCGGCGGAGCAGCCTATTGTAACGGATGCCGTG